CCCTGTCGTAATCAGTGACCCCTTCAACCTCTTGAAAGGAGACAACTGATATGGGCGTACAACTTGTGCAGAATGCCGATGGGAGCCTCACGCTGTTGGAAGACAGCGCGAATGTTCCTGTCGCGCGGTTTGGTGGGCCTCCGACTCGCGTCGGTGGTGCCAATGCCACCAATGTCAACGTGCCGAATTACAGGGGCATCATTACCCTTGTGATGCGGCTTCAGGGGCCAACGGACACGGCGGGCGGCATTGCTGCCCTCGCCAACCCTTTTGGCACCACGGTGTACATCTTGGGCGGCTCCCAGCTTGCCGTCACCACGCAGTCTGCGGGTGCTTCCACGATCAGCGTTGGTCCGGCTGCAAACGCCACCACCCTGTCTGCCTCCCTGTTCTCGGGTGTCAGCGGCGCGGCGGTAGCGCAGTTCAACTCGGTGCTGGTGCCTACGTGGTCAGCAACGCAGTTCATGACTGCGTCCACGGCAAGCGGAGCCAGTTCCGGGTTGGTTGGCTTTGTCGCCATCAACCTGCTGATTCCGTAAGTGATGGGGGGAGGCGCTTCGGTGCCTCCCTCTCCCTCTTTCCCCACGAGGAATTGACCGATGTACTCCGCTGAATTCATCAACATCGTGGCCCCCAGCGTGCAAGTCACATCGGGCGCCGCCTCTGCCTTCATCACTATTCCCAACGATGCGAGTGGCAACATGGCGAGAGCCATCCGGATTGCCACCAAGTCCAACGTTTACGTGCTCCCGCATTACGCCCCATTGGCGACTGGGTCGATCACCTTCACCGGGGTCCCCGCCAACAACGATACGATTACGGTGAACAGCACGGTAATCACGTGGAAGACTTCCGGCGCGACGGGAAATGAAGTCAACATCCAGCCAACGGCTGTGCTGAACGCGCGGGCTTTGTGGCTGTTCCTGTCACAATCATCAAACGCCAACATCCGTGCCGCATCGTATGATTGGAACACGCAGCAAGGTGACACGCAGATCAGGGTCACCGCGCGCACTGCTGGCACGGGCGGCAACTCGTTCACGCTGACTGAGTCGACTGCCAACATGACGGTTTCTGGTGCCACCCTTACCGGCGGGTCTGAGACGGCTGCGACGGCCGCAAACAGCGTGCTGATTAAGCCCGGTGAATCTTTGCTGCTTCGCTGTTACGGCATCACGGGCATGTCCTACATTCAGGAAACGTCTGCCAGCATCTTCAACATTTCACCGATTGAGGTTGGCTGATGAAGTACCTGCCCCTTGGGACTGACGGGACCGGAGCGCAGGAATTCTTCGGCATTGACGAGTACACGGGCCAGATCGTCATTAAGCGGGACTATGACGTGTCCACGGTTCTTGACGAGAACAAGCGTCGGCAAAACCTGAATGACGGCTATTCCCCGACCCGTGAATTGCAGCATGTGGCGTCCATCCCTGTCGGTGTGATCCAGCTATGGATTCAGAAGTACGGGGTGGACCCAACATCCAAGGGGCATGAAGTCCTGCTGGCGCGTCTGCTGAATGACCCGGATTGGAGATGGCTCCGGACGGGTAGCGGTCAACTCGACTTCAAGGAAAGCTGATGGCACTCGCAAACCTCACGGACCTCCAGACCTCCATCGGCGTGTGGCTTGCGCGCACTGACATTTCCACGGCTCAGATCAACGATTTTATCACGTTGGCTGAGACGGACATGGAGGTTGGGACGTACAACGGGGATGGGATGGAACTGACCCCTCCGCTTCGTGTGCGGTCGATGGAAGTCCGCACTGCGGCCTTTCCTCTGACCGGGGAGTACACGACGCTTCCGACCGGCTTCTTGGAGATGCGCGAGGTGTTTCTCTCGTCCTCCAATCCGCAGCGTCCGCTGGAGTATGTTTCCCCTGCCACCTTCGACGCCACCTACCTGTCGGCAACGACGTGGGCCAACGTCTGGACCATTGTCGGGAACGCGATACGGGTCGGCCCGGGTGCTGGCCCCGGCGACACGCTTGGGATCGTCTACTACGAGGAAATCCCGGGTCTGGTTGCCAGCAGCACGAACTGGATGCTGACCAAGTACCCGAACGCCTACCTTTACGGCGCCCTTCGTCATGCGGCGCCTTGGATCGGCGACGGACAGTTTATTGATGCGTGGCAGACCGGTTTTGTGTCCGCCATTCGTGGCCTGATCCGCTCTGAGCGTCAGAGCATGTGGTCTGGTCCTTCGATGGTTTCCCGGCCGATAGGTGTCACGGTGACATAATGAAACAGCCGTTTGGAGAGTATGCGCCTGATGCCCCGCCCGACATTTCCATTGTCGTTGGCGGGAAGAATGTTTTTGTCCGGCCCGCAGGCTCTTACGGCCCAATGACTTCCTTTGCCGCTTCGATTACCGCCATCACGTCGCGGGCGCAGGGGGCATTTTATTCGATTGATACGAGCGCCAACACCGCCGTTTGGTGCGGGGACGCGACAAAACTCTACCGTCTGGCTGGTGCCTCCACGTCTTTCTCGGATGTTTCCAAGGCTGGCGGCTACACGACCGGCACGAATGAGTTTTGGAATTTCATGCAGTTTGGCAATCGGGTCATTGCCACCAACTTCACGCAGCCAATTCAACAGTATCAGTTTGGCGTATCGTCCCTGTTCTCTGACCTGTCTGCCACCGCGCCCAGAGCGCGCGTGATCCAGCCGGTAGCGAATTTCGTTTTCACGGCCAACACGTCGGACGGGACTTTCGGCGCCCAGCCGAACCGGTGCTGGTGGGGTGCCATCAACGACCCGACCAACTGGCCTACGCCTGCCACCAGTGCGGCTGCAGCGGTCCAGAGCGGTTTCACGGACCTGTCTGGCAACGGCGGCTTCATTCAGGCTGTAGCGCCTCGTGTGGGCGCCTTGGACGCCATCATTATTCAGGAGAGGCAACTGGTGCGCTGCCAGTATGTCGGCTCCCCGGAAGTGTTTTCTTTCCAGCCGCTGGAGAATGCGCAAGGGACCCCTGCGCCGCAGTCTGTGGCGGTCCATGGCGGCATTGCGTACTACCTTGGCGACGACGGCTTCTACGCCTGCGACGGCTCCCAGAGCCTGCCCATCGGGGCTGGCAAGGTGGACAAGTTCTTCTATCAGGACCTGAATCAGGCATTCACGTACCGGGTTCAGGGCGTATACGACCCGATCAACCGGCTGTACATCGTGGGATATCCGTCTACCGGGTCTGGCTCTGGAAACATTGACCGCTTGCTCATCTATTCGACGGTTGCGCAGAAGTGGGCGCCTCCTACTGAGGTGTCGCTGGAGTTCCTGTGCCGCCTCGGCTCGGTGGGTTATACGCTGGAGCAATTGGACGGGTTTGGCACGATGGAAACCCTTCCCGCCTCGCTCGACTCCCGTTTGTGGGTTGGCAGCGGCAAGCCCCTTCTGGCGGCGTTTGACACGCTGCACCGGCAGGGCGGGTTCACGGGGACCGCATTGGAATGCTCCCTTGAGACTGGCGACTTGGACTCTGGGAACGGCTCTCGCTTCATCACTCAGGGTGTGCGGCCGGACATCAGCGGAATTTCGGCAGGCATCACGTGTTCCATCGGCTATCGCGAGACGAAGAACGCAACGGTGTCTTACACGGCCCCGACCGCCTTGCAGCGCAATCTCGTGGCCCCGGCACGCATTACAGCCCGCCACCCGCGCGTGAAGGTCAATATCGCGGCGGGGGCGAATTGGACACATGCGACCGGCTTTGACCTCCTCGCCAACATCATGGGGGACAAGTAATGCCCGTCCGCCAAGTACCGACTGTCGCGCAAGATTTCAGGTTGTGGCTCCGGAATGCCGCCCTGACGATCAATGACATAACGAAGGGGCGCTCCAACAACAGCGGCGTGTTCACCCTTACGGCAAATGTGGCGACTTCCACACTGACGGATGACCGTGTTGGATTTGACAGTTGCATTGCCCTTGTGCCGACCACTGCCAACGCGGCGGCGGAGATTGGCAACGGGACTTTGTACATTGCCGAGACAGGGCGCATAAACGGTTCCGTGGTTATCAACCACGCCAACAACGCACAGACTGACCGCACTTTCCGTTTCATCATTTCAGGGTAGGACCATGGCAAGAAACAGACGGCAGGCAATGGGTACGCAGCAGCAATCGCCCACGGAGCCAATTCTGAACCTGAATGGGTTCCGGGGTGTTGAGGACATGGATCTGAATGGCGTCCAGAACTATTGGAGCAAGGACGGGTCATTCAATCTGGGTGGCGGCGGGCAGGGAGGCGCTCCCTCGCAGGTTCCGACCAACATCCTCCAGCAGTACCCTTTGCTTTCGCAGATGATGCAGAAGTACGGCTCGGATGGGTCCCCGCAAGTTTCTCCCCTGCGCTCTCCTCCGGTCGCGGCTCCGACACGGCCGCCTGCGACTTTGCCGCCTACCGGGTCTGGCAAGGGCGCTGGCGGCAAGTCTCCAATGGGTCGAAACATCACAGGTGCGCAATGGAATCCGAACTCCTCGCCAAACATCATGCAACTGATTCAGTCGTCAATGATGCGTCAGAACCAGTAGAGATCGTCCCGGTCCACCCTGACCGTCTGGATGTCGCGTGG